CGGATGCTGGGTACATGTTCCCGGCCGTTTCGGACAACGACTGGCTGTTCACGTACGCCTGATCGAAATAGACAGGAGACCAGGGAATGCTCAAACTTTGCGTGGTAACCGGCGAATTCTATGATGAACAGACAGAAAGGTTCATCGTCGAGTCCGTTGACGTGGTTCTTGAGCATTCTCTGGTTTCTCTGTCAAAATGGGAGTCGCATTTCGAAAAACCCTTTATTGGTGAAGAAGACAAAGCAAGAGAAGAAATGCTCTGGTACATTAACGCCATGGTTTTGTCTCCGGAGGTTTCCCTAGAAGTTTTCGATAAACTCTCCAAAGAGAATTACGATCAGATCAACAAGTACATCAATGCGAAGATGACGGCGACATGGTTCTCTGAAACTCAGCGAGGGAAGAGTCGTGAAGTCATCACGGCTGAGTTGATCTATTATTGGATGATTTCATTTGGAATTCCTTTTGAGTGTCAGCATTGGCATATTAACCGCTTACTCACACTTATTCGGGTGTGTAGCGAAATGAACGCGCCGAAGAAGAAACTGTCTCCGCAAGAAGTGGCTGCGAGAAACAGAGCACTGAACGAGCAAAGACGAAAGAAGTACAATACTCGCGGCTGACAAGGAGGTCCTTATGACGAGATTGACCTGGGACGATCTCTCGCAAAGAAAGTATCAATCTGGTGTGAGTAACGTCGTCCTTTACCCGTCTAATGGGATCGGCGTTTCCTGGTCAGGTGTTGTGTCCATCGATGAGTCTGGAACCGATGGCGAAGCTGACCCGCTGTTCATAGACGGCGTCAAGTATTCAAATCGAGTTATTCCAGAGGAATTCAAAGCTACGCTGACGGCGATCACTTTCCCAGATGAGTGGTTGGAGTGCGATGGCGTCCTCGAGGTAGCGTCTGGATTGTACGCTGGAGAACAGTATAGGCGAACGTTCGGACTGTGTTACAAGACCAAGGTGGGGGATGCTATTACAGGTCTCAGTGCTGGGTATAAGTTGCATTTGGTCTATAACGCAGTCGCAAACCCAACAGACAAGTCGTATAAAACACTAAGTTCTAGCGTTGAGCCTAGCGTCTTTGCTTGGGATATTTCGGCGAGCCCGGTTACCATCCCGAATTTTAGGCCGACGTCGCATTTGATCATCGATTCTACGAAATCCGACGCTGCTATTTTGTCCCAGGTAGAAGATCTTCTTTACGGAACAAATAGCAACAACCCTGGGCTACCAGCCATCGAGGATCTTGTCTCCATATTTGTGACTGGTTCCCCAACCCCAGACTTTGTTGTTACAGACAATGGCGATGGGACGTTTACGATCACCGCCTCGGACTCCGCGTTGGTCATAATTGACGCTTCAACGTTCCAACTCATCAGTGCTGGTGTCACCGACAACGGTGACGGGACGTATACCGCGACTTCTACGTAGGAGGACCCATGGCGACGATTACGTCATTGACTGCAGATGCAATTTTGGCTATTCAAGATGCGACTATCGTTGACGCATCTTTAGACGGTTCGAACCATTTGATTCTCACGACGTACGGTGGAACAAACATCGATGTCGGTAGTGTCGTTGGTCCGACTGGAGCAGACGGAGTTTCTGGAGCAATCTCCGTTACTGCTCTTGAAGATGTTCCTGGCGGAACTCCAGCTGGGACGCCCATTTTCTTGAAGGCCTAATGGGCCTTGTTTCCTTCACCAGCGGCGGTTCGTTCAAGAATACAGAAGCGTTTCTCAATGCAATGAACAAGTTAGACATTGCTTCTGTTCTTGAATCGGCAGGACAGGCCGGTGTTGCTGCGCTCCAGCAGAACATGCCGCAACGAACTGGTTTGGCGGCCCATTCCTGGAGTTATGTGGTAGAGACTTCAGGGAAATCTAGTAAGATTACTTGGCTTAACTATGACATTGAGAACGGATTTCCAGTGGCCATCATGCTCCAGTATGGGTATGGAACTGGGACCGGTGGATACGTCCAGGGAAGGGACTACATCAACCCTTCGATGCAACCAGTTTTTGACGCTATAGCCGAACGAGTTTGGAGGGCGGTGACCTCCGCGTGAGCGGTGTGGACAACAGAGTCGTCAACATGCAGTTCAACAACTCGCAATTCAAGCGGGGGATCCAGTCGACGCTCGACTCTTTGGCTCAGCTGAACAAAGGGCTTAAGCTCGAGGGAGCAACCAAGGGTCTATCTGAAGTTAGCAATGCTGCCAAGGGTTTTTCTCTTGCAGGCATCGCTTCTAGTGTCGATCAAATCGCATCCAAATTCAGTACCATGTCGGTCATTGCCATTGCGGCACTTCAGAGAATTGTTAGTAGAGCTGTTGATGCAGGCCTAAGTTTGATTCATTCCTTGACAGTCGAGCCAATCACAGCGGGCTTGCATGAGTATGAGACGAATCTGAATTCAATCCAGACCATTCTTTCTAATACTCAATGGGAGAATGTCGGTTTAACGCAGGTTAATGCTGCACTGCAAGAGCTTAACCTATATTCTGATAAGACGATCTACAACTTCGCCGAAATGGCGAGAAACATCGGTACGTTCACAGCAGCAGGCGTTAAGCTAGACGTTTCTGTGAACGCCATTAAGGGTATTGCAAACCTTGCCGCCGTTTCCGGCTCGAGTTCTCTACAAGCATCGACCGCGATGTACCAGTTGTCTCAGGCTTTGGCGACTGGTACTGTCAAGTTGATGGACTGGAACTCAGTCGTTAATGCTGGCATGGGTGGCAAGGTCTTCCAGGACGCACTTAAGGAAACCGCTCGTCTTCATGGCGTAGCCATCGACAAGATCATCAAGGACGAGGGAAGTTTCCGAGACTCCTTGCAAAAGGGATGGCTCACTTCCCAGATTCTAACGGAAACCCTGGCTAAGTTTACTGGCGACTTGTCTGCCAGCCAGCTTAAGGCTATGGGCTACAATGAACAACAAATAGCTGGAATCCTTAAGTTGGGTAAGACTGCTCAGGATGCAGCCACCAAGGTCAAGACTGTTTCTCAGTTGATCGATACCCTCCAAGAAGCCGTTGGCTCAGGTTGGTCTCAGACGTGGCAGATTCTGTTCGGTGACTTCGAAGAGGCAAAATCTCTATTCACTGGGATCTCCAACGTTCTCGGTGGTTTCATCAATGCCTCGGCAAATGCTCGCAACAAGGTGCTTGGTGATTGGAAAGCGCTAGGCGGCCGTACCGCATTGATCGACTCGGTTGCGAATGCGTTCAATGCTCTGATTTCAGTCATCAAGCCAATCAGAGAAGCGTTCCGAGACATCTTCCCGCCAACGACGGGAAAGCAGCTGTATGACATTACCACGTCTATTAGAGACTTCACCAAGGGTCTCAAAATAGGAGGAGAAACCGCAGATAATCTCCGGAGAACTTTTGCCGGTTTGTTTGCGGTGTTGGACATCGTTTGGCAAGTGGTCAAGCAGGCCACCAAGACGTTCTTTAGTCTTTTCGACGGAGCTGGTCAAGGCGCCAGTAGTTTCCTCAAGGTTACTGCGGCAGTTGGAGACTTCCTCGTCAAACTCGACAAGGCCATTAAGAATGGTGACGATCTTACTAACTTCTTCGACACTGTTGGTAAGGTTATCCGAACGCCGATAAAGTACCTGGGGCAATTTGTCTCGCTTCTTGTTGATCTTGCTAAGAACATTCAAAGTGTTGATCCGAGCAACGTCGCGAAGACAGTTAGTCATTTCGAAGCCTTCGGAAAGCTCGGAAATATTATCAGTGCGGTTTGGTCGAGAATTCTCGGTATTCTTGGAGCCGTAGCAAAGGCGTTTGGACCTTTGGCTCTCATGTTTGGTGATTTCTTCTCGAAGCTTGGGCAAGTGATTACCGATGCTATGGGGACGATCGATTACAACTCAGTTCTTGATGCACTCAATACGGGTCTTCTTGCTGGCATAGCGCTTCTCCTGAAGAAGTTCCTCAGTAACGGCATCAACGTGGATGTTGGCGGAGGAATTCTCGGTAACATTCGAGAGTCGTTTGAAGCTTTAACTGGGACTATGCAGGCGATGCAGGCCCAGCTGAAGGCAAACACTTTAATTAAGATTGCTGGTGCTATCGCTCTTCTTACTGCGTCTGTCGTAGCTCTTTCGCTCATCGACTCTGGGAAGTTGACCGTCGCTCTCGCAGCAATGGCGACGATGTTTACCGAGTTGATGGCTTCTATGGCCATATTCCAAAAAGTAATGGCATCTAAGGGATTCGCCAAGATGCCAGTTCTAACGGCGGCTTTGATTCTTCTCGCCGTTGCTGTGGATCTGTTGACGATTGCTGTTTCCCGTCTAGCAGCGTTGGACTGGAACGCCCTCGTCAAGGGACTCATCGGTGTCGGGGTTCTTCTCGGAGAACTCTCGGTATCGGCAAAGATTATTTCTGGAAGCAGCAAGGGTCTGTTTACTGCTGGAGCAGGATTCATTCTGCTTGCGGCTGCAATAAACATTCTCGTTCGAGCTGTTTCTGAGTTGTCTGGACTTTCTTGGAAAGAACTGGCCAAGGGTCTTTCCGGAGTAGCAGGTCTCCTTGTTTCTCTGGCATTGTTCACCAAATTTGCTGAGGCTGGCAAGGCTGGTGTCCTACAGGGCGCTGGGATTGTTCTTTTGGCCGCAGGCATCAAGATCCTTGCTAGTGCAATGGCAGACATCGCTAACCTTTCGTGGGGCGACATCGCAAAGGGTTTGGCGACGACTGCAGGCAGTCTTCTGCTTTTTGCCTTGGCACTCAACACGATTCCTCCCACATCGGTTCTATCCGCGGCAGCGATCTTTGTCACTGCAGCATCGCTTGGTATGATCGGCGACGCAATTGCCAAAATGGGAGCACTTTCCTGGGGATCCATCGCCAAGGGCTTGGTTACTCTGGCCGGTGCACTTACGGCGATTTCTCTAGCATTGGCGTTGCTGCCGCCGACGTCGCTTCTGTCTGCTGCAGCGATCTTTGTTGTTGCATCTTCTTTGGGAATGATCGTCAAGGCGCTGGGGACGGCGTCTGGGATGTCGTGGGGTGACATTGCTAAAGGCTTGGTCACTCTAGCAGGATCGCTTGCGATCATTGCAATCGCCATGGGTGCTATGACGGCAGCACTTCCAGGTGCAGCTGCCCTTCTCGTTGTCGCAGCTTCTCTGCAAATTCTTGCGCCAGTGTTAATAACGTTTGGAAACATGAGTCTTGGTGAAATCGCCAAGGGTCTTCTTACGCTTGCCGGTGTCTTCACGGTTCTCGGCATTGCTGGTGCAGTTCTTACTCCATTGGTCCCAACGCTAATTGGGCTTGGCGCGGCGATTACGCTTATTGGTGTCGGTGTTCTTGCTGCTGGCGTCGGTGTTCTTGCATTCTCGGCAGCTTTGACGGCGCTCTCTATTGCTGGTGCTGCTGGGACTGCTGCTCTCGTCGCCATGGTCACGGCCATTCTGGGTCTAATTCCTTTGGCACTGAAGGAAATTGGACTTGGAATCATCGCATTTGCAGATGTGATCGCCACTGGTGGCCCAGCGATTACCAAGGCTCTCGTTGCTGTATTGATGTCGCTTCTCGACGCTATTGGCAAATTAACTCCTAAGATCATATCGACGTTGTTCGGTCTCTTGACCAAGATGCTTAACGCAATGGTCAAGTATGTCCCAATCATGACCAACGCTGGTTTCAAGATCATTATCGGTTTCCTTCATGGAATTGCCAACAACATCGGCCGAGTAGTGACCACGGCTACGAACGTTATTGTTAATTTCTTGAATGGGATTTCAAAGAACATTGGTCGTGTTACTGATGCTGGCGTGAAGGTCGTTATCTCGTTCGTCAATGGGCTGGCGAACGCGATTAACAGAAATACGTCGGCGATGCGTTCGGCTGGTCTAAGGCTTGCTATGGCGATCGTAAATGGCATGACTGGTGGTCTCGCTTCTGCAGTTACTCGAGTTGCTGGAGCCGCAGCAAGATTGGCTAAGTCGGCGTATGATGCTGCTAGACATGCTCTCGGGATCCATTCCCCGTCGAAGGCGTTCTTTGGCATTGGCGTGAATACCGGTCAGGGCATGATCGATGGCGTCGATTCGATGGCGTCTGCTGTCGCTAAGTCCTCTGAGAATGTTGGTAAGAACGCCATCTTGGCGATGAGCAAGTCGATCGCAGGAATGTCTGATCTCATCGGCGGAGAAATCAACGTAAATCCGACAATTACCCCAGTTCTCGATTTGTCCAAGGTGAAGAAGAACGCTTCTCAAATATCGTCTCTACTCGGTATGGAGCCAATCAACATCGGCGTTACTACTCAGCAAGCGAATGTCGTTGCTGCTTCTTACACCCCGCCAGGAACGAACATTGTCCAGCCTGCTCCGGTTCAGTCTACGACGCTAGAGTTCAAACAGTACAACTCCTCTCCAAAGGCGTTGAGCTCTGCTGAGATCTATCGTCAGACGAACAACCAGCTATCTGTTGCGAAGGGAGCTTTGCCGTAATGTTGACTAGCATCGACGTGTGGTCCAATCGCGGGACGCTCCTAACGCTGCCTATGGTTGATATTCCAGACGGTTTGATTGTTCGTCAGATAGATGGACTTGGGCCGGTCAAGGCTACGTTAGTGTCTACGACGTTCGCGAGGCTGGACGGAGCTCAGTATCAGACGAGTCGACGAGAGCCTCGAAATCTTCTGTTTACTATTGGTCTTGAACCAGCATATTCGGTTGGAGATACGGTTCGTTCTCTTCGTCAAAAACTCTATGAATTCTTTATGCCTAAGAGCGAGGCGAAGCTCACTTTTCATTTGCAAGATGGTTTGGACGCAACGATCAATGGAATAGTGGAAAGTTGCGAGCCATCTATATTTGACAAGAAACCCTCAGTTAGCATGTCTATCATGTGTTTTGATCCAGATTTCTTTGATGAGACAGCGGTTGAACTCGATGGCAACACTACATCTTCTGCTGTTGAGACGTTGATCGATTATCCAGGAAGCGTTGATACAGGAATCGATTTGGTTTTGAATGTCGATAGAACGATGACTTCGTTTACTGTTTATAACAAGGGTCCAGATAACGTTCTAACGTCTTTAGATTTTGCCTATGATCTAGCGTCTGGAGATGTTGTGCAAATTTCCACGACTCCAGGAGCTAAAACGGCGACGTTAACGCGATCCGGAACCACTACGCCACTTCTGTACGCGATATCTCCACAATCTACTTGGATCAGCCTCCTTCCTGGTGATAATTACTTCCGTGTTTATGCTGAGGGAGCCGCAGTTCCATATGTCCTCACGTATTCCAACAGGTATGGAGGCCTATGATGGAGCTTTATATTCTCGACAGTTTGTATCGTAGGATTGCCGTCATCGACAAGTACATTTCTCTTATTTGGACTGAGAGGTTTGCCAGGTATGGAGATTTCGAACTTAGGATAACGTCAACCTTGCAGAGTCGTAGTACTCTTACTGCCCAGACGATGCTTTCTCTCAGTGAGTCAGCTAGAATCATGACGATTAAGACTGTTGAAGATACAGAAGACGATGATGGAAAGCGAGTTCTTATTCTGAAGGGAACCTCTGCGGAGGAGATTCTTACTAGTAGACCTGCTTTGGCTGGGACGGATGATTCCACAACAACGCCAAAGTGGACTTTGACTGGAACGCCTACCGACATCGT